TAGAGTTAATAGTACCACCCATAAAGTTAAAGTAACCATTGTTGGTAGAGTTTTGTGATGTAAATACACCCCCACCAAAGTTACTACTAATAGTAATACCCGTTCCACCAATAATGGCACTACCGAATCCATTACCTCCTAAAGTAGAACCATATGAACCTAAAATAGTACATGATTTACCTGTAGTTGTAATACTCGAACCACTACCGAATAGGAAACCTTGTGGTGAAGCGTTACTACCGCTACTTTCCATTTGTCCAACAATGGATTCAAACCCTGAACCATCATTAAACTTACCACCACCAATACCTGTTAAACCTGAACCATCACCTACAAAATATGGTGCTGAAGCTGTCCCGTAGAATGTTACATCTTGTGAAGCTGTAGTAGCTGTCATTATAGACGAGTTATTCGCCCTAATATCTAAGTTTAAGGCACCTGTTGCTTGGGCACCGTGTCCTAATGCTAAACCATATTGGTGTGAAGTATCTGTTAAAGTACCTACCGCAACCGAATCTGCATCTGCACAAGTAGCATCACCACCAACAGCAACAGCATTGTTTGCTACGGATGAAGCCCTACCTACAGCTGTACCACCACCTGAAGCATCTGCACCCCAACCAATAGCTGAACCATAGTTTCCTGCTTGCGAGTTTTTACCTACAGCTGTTGTAGAGAATCCTGCGTTAGCGTTATGTCCAATAGCAACACTATCTCCAGCACCTCCTGATTCAGCACCAATCATTACATCATTAGCACCATAAGAAGAACTGTAACCAATACCTACTGCATTTGAATAGCTATTAGCACTTCCTCCTTCTACACCATAGTAAGCAGAACCACTAAGTGCAACTAGGCCACCTTCATATTTGTTAGCTGTTAATGTTGCTGAAATAGTTACATCTGTACCATCATCTGTAATACTTGAATCTTCTAAGTGGTGACCACCATTACCTTTTACAAGTGTATTTGCTGTTGGATATGATGGTGAACCTTTAGTTCCATATTCTGGTCCAAACATTACAGCACCAAAGTTGGTAGCATCTGAACCTGTGTATTCGTAGAACCAGTCATTTGTTTGTGAATCAAACTCTAATGAAGCTGTTGTTTGTGTAGCTGAACCTGATTCGTATACTTTAATACCTGCGTATCTTGTAGTAGCTGAACTATTTACAATAACATAAGCATCACCAATGATTACTGCTGAACCTGTTACTGTAGTTAAGTGACCAATACTTGCTGAAGTAAATGTAGCATCATCTGCTGTAATACTTGCAGCCGCTATATTTGATACTCCTAAAGTATTTGTAGATGGGTTGTAATCAAAAGTTCCATCTTCATCGTGGTAAATGATTTCATAACCACCATCTGCCCCAACATCATTAACAAATGCCATTCTAAATGAAGTGTTATCACCTGTTTCATTAACTAAGGTAGCATTTGAAACACTTGCTGTAGTAGCTGATGTTGCGGTTGCTGCATTACCATCTAAATCACCTACAAACTCGCTTGCTGTAACATTATATCCTGTAGCATTAATATCACCTACTACTACTACATCACTAGTACCAGCATTAGCATCTAGTGTAATATCACCTGAAGCTTCAATCTCTAAGTTAGAATCTGTAGCATCAATCTTTGCTTGGCCTCTTTGTGCCCGCATTTGCATTAAAGCACCATTAGCTGAAGAATCAACAAATCTAAAGATATTATTTTCTCCTCCTCCTGAAATATTTGAAGCTAATGAAGCTATAACAGATGAACCACCAACACTATCTACACCTGTAACTTTAAGTACATCATCTGTTTGGTCTGTACCTGTTAAAGTAATCTCTTGGTTTGTAGCTGTATTTCCTGTATCTAATACACTTTGTAATGATACACCACCAACTAATGATTCCGCTACTAAAGCGTATGATGCTGTAGTTGCTGTATCAGCATTACCTTCTAAATCACCTTTAAAACCAGCACTTGCAGTAACAGCACCTGTAATATTTTGATTACCTGTTTGGCTTGTATTACCATAATGGGCTAAATCATAATCTTGTGATACACCACCTATTTGAACATTTGTAGCTGTTGCCCTAAGTATTTCATTATCACTTGTATTGTATACATTTAATACTCCATTAGTTCCACTTCCACCTAAATCTATTCTAGGTCCTGAAATAGCATTTGTAGTTGAAGCACCTTCATCTGTTACTTGTTGTAAGTTAGGTGTTGATACGTTCTCAGCATATGAAGCTGTTGTAGCATAGCTTGCTGAAATATTTAATGAATCAACATCATTTCCTAATCCATCATTTACTTCACTACCTGAAACTTGTAGTAAGTACTGGAACGAAGCCGATATTGGTAAGTTTGTAAGATTTCTTCCCATATTATTCTACGTTTGAACCCCAAGGGTATTGATTATAAGCTGAGTTTGTTATTCTAAGCCCTGCTTCCTTAGCCCATTTATAGTTACCTGCTTGTTTTACATTTCTGCTAAATACAATAGGTGAACGATATTGTGAACTGTAATCAGGGTTCTGTTCGTACGCTTTGTTATTTGTGTTTAGTTCTGGGAATGACGCTTCTTCCTCAGAAATATATTGTGATAGTTTTTCAGCGTAAAACTCCATTTTGTTTTCTACGCTTTGTCTTTTTACATTAAACATTGACCTATCAACTTCAATGCTATTTTCACCACCTGTAGGAGTTAATAATCCGTTATTACGTGGTCTAATATAAATGGCCTCTAAACTTTCATAGTATGCCGCGTACAATAAGAAGTCTTGAATATATGAATCTACTAACGTTTTATAAACGCCAGCTAATGATGATGAATCAATGTCACTTAAGATTTTTTCATATAGTTGTGTACCAATGATTCTCTGTAAGTGAATATCTTGTGCTTCGCGAATAGCATTCTTGATTAGTGCAGTATCCAACATATCATTTACGTCGGTAAACTGTCTAAACTTTGCCTCGCTTAAGATGAATGTTGTTGTCATACTAATGGAAGTTCTGTTATAGGTTGGTCTAATGATGGTCCTGCTGCTTCTTCATCTGCTTTTTCGATTTCTGCTTCTAATCCAGCATCATCACCGATTTCAGCTTCTACAGAAGTTACTACATCTGTTTCTTCTTCCCCGTCACTAAATAGTTTAAGTTGTTGAACACCTAATGTAATGTCCATTTCGGGATATTTCGCTTCTAACAGCGTTTCAAGAACACTTAATATATCTTGCTGATAAGGACGAATAACGGTGTTTACTAACAGTAAATACGCGTCTATCACCTCATCTCTACCACCTAGTTGACCTGATGTTTTAATACCTAAAATCATAGGTGAAGTAATACGGTGTGCAGTTAGAATCTTCTGCATTACCATATCGTTTACATTTGTATAGTAACCATCAGCACCATTTTGTGGGATAGGTGTAATAACAGGTGCATTCTCTGGGCTATCAACGTCAATATACATTAATGAACCGGCATTATTTGAACCGGCATATTGTAGTTGAAGCATTCTCTCAATGGCTTCTCTTTCTTCCTCATCTGCACCTGTAAATGTTGTGATTGATAAAGAAGGTGCTAAACCATTTTTAATATTGTTAATGTGGAAGTTGTCTACCTCTGTATCTAAATCGATTACCCTTAATGCACCTACATAATCAGGTAATGGGTAGTATTTCATACCGGGTCTATACGGATTATACACGTATATTTGCGATGCCTCTATCTCTGCATTGCGTGGATTGTAGACAGGAAGGTATGGTAAATCTTCCACTGATTTTTGACCATAACGGTATTGTTCAGCCCATTCATCACTAATGTAGTATCCTGGGATTTGTCCTCTATGGTTTTTCTCTTTGGCACGTAAGTATGAATAATCAATATGGTATATTTCTGCTACTTTAGTTCTGGCTTTATTCCAGATAACCTCCATAGCAAATCCACCATATAGTTTGTAGTCTTTAGCTACTTTCTTAAAAATATCATTCCAACTTTCACCGTCACTATTTGCTGTTTTTAATACCCAATCAGGTTCAGCAATAAGTCCTTCACCCACAATACCATCAACAATAGCGTTTACACAAGTATTGTGAATAGAAGAGTTATTATATAGTTCGATTAGTTGTTCTGGAAAT